GCTCGCCGTTCTCGTAAAGACCGCGGGCAAAGTTCAGCGCCTGTACACCGCCATTGCGGGAATAGTCATAGGTCGAAGGCTGGCCCCACCGCTGCGGTCCTGAGCCGCCCGGATAGGAGCTGTCCAGGCGGGCATCCCAGCACAGCCCGTTCTCGATGATCTCAAGGTAATCGGGTGCCCCGGTCGGCCAGCCGGAATTCTTGGAGTTCTCGTAGCGGGTATAGATCGCTGCGACCTTGCCAGAGAGCTTGTACGCACTCCCCCAGTTCGACATCTGAGCGTTGCCGTGCAATCCGGTCTGGGTGAGATGGCCGACCTCGGGCTGCACGCCAAGCTGTGTAGTGCGATAGAGGATGCCCCTAAAGCTGGAGCCGGTAGTCGGCTCGCCATTGCCATCAAAGGCCGTCACGATCTGGTTGACGGTGGTGCCACCTATGCTCTTGGCCGGGCCATATCCGGAGAACACACGGACATCGGACATAAAGCGATTATCCGCGCCATATTCATCCATCATCGTTCGGACGCCGGCGGAAGCTCGCCGCCCCATGATGTAGGGCATGCCGATATCCGGCGACCAGCGCACAGACGTCGGACGGCCTTCCGCACCGATCTTCGGAGCCGTAACCGCCGCGACAGCGGCCGAAGCAGCAAGGCTCACAGCAGCCTGGACCGCAAATTCGGAAATCGCCTCCGCCGTGGCCTCCTCAAACCCAACATTGGTCAGGAGCTCAGCGCCTGTATCGATCACCCATTCAAACGCGGAAGAGATGAAGTTACCCATGGATCACTCTCCATGCCGCCAAAGCTTCGCCCATGTGCGGCTTAACGATGCCAGCAGTGTTGGACACCCCACCCCAGCCAATGGCCTTGCCGTTGCCCAGATACACAGCGAGGGCGCATCCAAAGGGATCGGTATCGGGAACAGGCATTGCGAAGATGTCGCCCGGCCAGGCCATGGCCGGCGGGATACGGTGAAGGCCGTCAACGGCGTCTAGCGCTTCAATCAGGGTGTCGAAGCCTAGCTTCTTCAGGGTGCGGACGGCGTCCGGTAGCGAGCGATAGCGTTCACCCTTCATGATGGACACCGAGACGCCTTGGACATGCAGGCTTTTGCGGCTGAGGCAGACACAGTCTGCGGAGCCCATTTTCTGGGGCTTGCCCAAATAGGTGTCGACGCAGGCCTGTGCGGCCCGCGCACGGAGAGCACGAGAGGACATGGTCTGGCCTTAAGTGTTGGAGATCAGAACAACTGACGGACGACATCGTTCAGCTGATCGACCGTGACATTGCCGCCCGAACCGCCACCGGATGAAGATCCGTCGCGGCTCGCCTTGGGCTCGGACTGACGGTGATAATAATCGCGATCAAGCATCGGCAGATTCTCAAACCCGCGTTCGCCTGGCCAGATCGATTTGTGGAAGCTGTCAGAGGCCCGACGGTGGTCGGATGCCTCAAATGCCCGGGCGGCGCTGGTGATGCAGGTCAGGACCAATCCCTTGGTTCGGGGGCTGAGCCCCTGCTCGGGACGGTCCAAGAGGCCCGTGAAGCGTTCCGATGGCACGCCGTAGGGAACACCGGCCACATAGTTCCACGAACCCCAGAAGATTTTGATCCGCGCGCCCTGTTCCGCGAAGGTCTGCAGGTTCACATAGCCGGTCTCGGACGCCGGCGCGATCTCGATATCGGGCTGTGGGACGGCGCTATCGATACCGTCGCGAAGGCCTCGGACCGTCACTAGCGAGCCGTAGACTGGGTCGACATCGGTATAGAGCTCACCATCAATCGTCGTGGCGGGGCTCGTGGTGAGGCAGACCGCACCGCCGGACAACGCAATCTTCACCGCGAGGAACGGATAGATCGTATCGTTGCCGAGCGATGCCTTCATAGCGGCATCCATCAGCGACGCTCCTTCAGTGTGAAGGACAAACCGCGCACCATGCCAGACGAGTCCATATCAAACGCCTGGGCTGGGAGGTCGGCATACCCTTCAATCTTGGGATTGGCGATCTCGACCACATTATTATCGGCCGGGCTCACTCGGATCGCCGGATTAATGGAGACCGTGATCTCACCAAGCCCGCTTGCGGTTGACGGCGCGCGGGTGCGGTAGGCGTACCTCTGGCCGCTTATGATGATCGAAAGCCATTGGCTCTGACGCATCGTATAGCCAGGAGTCAGGCCGTCGAGAACGAGCGACGTTCCGCCCTGGCCAGCCCCTTTCACACGGGGCGTGCCGGGGTTTCCAATGTCGAGGTCCGGCTGCGGTATCTCCAGAGCAAAGACCTCGGCGTCGTCCTGAAGGTCCGTCCATGGCGCGATATCCACCGCGCTGCGCGGGGCGACATTGACGGACACTCCCCACTTGCTCTTCGCGCGCCTGAACCGCTGCACAGAATGCCCATCGGCATCACGATTGTCCCGGGTCCCGCTCAGCGGAAAGGCGGCGAAGTTGAGGAGGCCTCCAGAGGGCAGATCAATAGCCATCAGAAACGCAAGCCTCCCTTCCGCCGGCGATCATCGTGTTCGATCTGAGCACTTGTGGCCGCCTTCTGGCCTTCCCGCGCTGCAATGGGCCCGGAAATCTCTTCGACCCGGGCCGCAAACATCTCGCCTTCGGTGATGATGATGCGCTCCGTCCGAACCCGTTCGACGACCTCGGGCTGGGGTGCAGCTGTGCTGACTGGTACAATCCGTCCCGGTACCAGGGGCGCGAAGAACTCCTGCCGGACCTCGTTGACCGCGTAGATGCCGCCAGGGCGGACGCCGCCGCCCGTCGCACGGCCACCGGAGATCAGACTCATCAGCGTATTGCCGGCGCCACCCCCGCCCTCGGTGGCAGCGGCTTGGGCGATCATTTCGGCCACAGAGCTACCAGCGGTGATGATCGCGGTTTGCATCTGAGCGGCAGCGATCCCCCCTGCTGTCGTGATCGACGAGCTCATAGCGGTGCCAGCGGCCGTGCCCTGGGCAATGCCGCTGATAGTCGCCTGGGCCTCATCAAAGATCAGACCGATCAGCAGATCGGATGCACGGTCGGCCATTCGTTCGACCATATTGTCAGCGATGGCGGCAGCGATGCTGCGACCGATCGCGGATGCATCACCGGTCTCAACCCATGCCGCTATGCCATCCTGCAAGCCATCCCGGACGGTTTCGCGGATCGCGCCTTGCCGACGCGCGGTGTCGCGCAGGTCAGCGTTATTCGCAGCCATGGAGCGAGCCTCTTCAGCGTCGAGGCCCATATCCATCAGCGAAACGATCTCGCGGCGGATATCCCGCTCACGCTCAAGCAAGAGGAGCGTGTCTTGATCGCCTGCGAGTTCGGCGATCCTGATCTGCGCATCCAGCTGGTATTCCGCAAGCCGGAGATTGTTCTCGCGGGCCTCAGCTTCGGCTTCGAATTCGCGCGCCTTCTGGTCGGCCATAGCCTCCATGCGATCGAGCGCCTCGTTCTCCTTGTCCGCGCGGTCGGCGGCCAGCACGCTAAGACGCTCGATCTCCTGGACCTGTGCGCGAATAGCCTGGGCCTCGGCATCCGTGAGATCGCGGCCCAACCGGATTTGCTCGTTGTATACTTCGCGCTGCGCACGCGTCGCGCCGACCAGGGCCGCCTCACGCTCGAGTTCCGTCACCAGACGCTGGATTTCCTCCAACGGATCGATGTCCACCTCCTCTTGCGTGCCAAAGCGGGCGCGATAGGCCGCCGCACGGCGCTCAGCTTCTGCTCTAGAATCTATGGCCGCCTGCAACGAAGCTTCGCGAATGATGAGATCACCTAGCTCCTGGCGGGCTCTTTCAGCCTGCGCCTGATAGCGAGCCATCCCGCCATGTGACACATCCCACCCAGCAGGGTCTGCTAGAACGCGATTGGTGCGCTCCAGGCTGGCATTTAGTCGATCAATATCGCCGCGCGTGACGGCCAGTTGGACGTTGAGGTCGGACGAAAACCGATCATTGACCCCTTCGATGGCCTCGCCGAGCCCGTAGAAGATTTCCCCCAGACGCTCGGTTGCGCCCAGTGTCCGGTCAATGTGCGAGATCAACTCGGTGAAGCCGGTGCGGAGGGATTGGAAGCCTCGGCCCGCGGTCATCGGGAGGTCTTCGAGCTCCCCGCGCAGCTGCGGCAGTTCTGAAAGCAAAGCGTTCGCGACCACATCAGCGGTCAGCGCGCCGGCTTCGGCCATATCCCTGAGCTCACCGGTCGTCGCGCCAAGCTGGTTGCCAAGGGCGAGCATAATGCGCTGTCCCTGCTCCATCACCGCCCGCAGCTCCTCACCGCGCAGTTCTCCAGATGCGAAGGCCTGGGACAGTTGCAAGGTGGCATTCCTGGCTTCCTCAGCGGATGCCCCGGAGACTTGGAATGCCGTACCGACAGCCTCGGAGAGATCGAGCATCTGCTCGTAGGAGAGATTCAGCTGGTCTTGAGCCGGTATGATGCGGGCAAAGGTCTCGGCCAGGCCGTCAAAGGACGCGCCCATCTCACGCGATCGATCAAACAGCTCCGAGATAATCATCTCGGTTTCGACAGCGGTGTCCGTATAGAGGCCGATACGGCCGCGCAGCAGGTTGATGCTGTCAGCGGTCTGGATGATCTCGCCAACGCCAAGCGCTGCGACGAACCCCGCGGCGGCGGTCGCCGCCATCGCGAATCCGCGACTGGCCAAGACGGAGTTCCCGCCGAGCTCATCGATCTCATCGGCGGCGTCCTCGCTGGTGTTCTCCAGCTTGTCGACGACCTTTTCCAAAGAGTGTGCAGCGCGCTCAAGAGCCCGGATTTTGCGCTCCGCCTCAGACACCTCACGGTGCTCAACGGCGATGCCAAGCGTGGAGATATCAACCATGCGTCATCCTTTCCGAGCTGGACGGGTGACCTCTGCGAGGTACGTGTGATCGATTTCGAGGATGGCTTCCGCCTCGCCTGGCTTGAGGCGTTCGCCGGTGACGTCTTGGAAGTGCGCCAAGGCGGTCCAGGACAAGGCACCCTCGCCTCGTCCGATCTGCACGTGTCGCCAGCGTGCAATCGCGGCCTCGTCGACCGCATTGAGCCGGGGGCCGGTCAGCTCCGCGCGACAGGCAGCCCCCACCTCGTTGTCGAGAGCGGCCATGCGGAGCAATTCCTTGCCCCGCGTGAGACCGCTGCTTTCACGCCGATCTAGTCGGCCTCTCCAGCGCGCCCATTCAACCGTGCGCTCTGAAGGGCCGCCCATGCGTTTCCCTGGTGGGTGCCCCAATTCACCAGCATCTGCTTGACCGGAGCCACCCGACCAACAACGCGGATCGCGTTGTCGTCGGTGTAGGCCATCTGGGTCTTGTCGAGCTCCCAGTTCCGGGACCAGCCGTCGATGTAGGCCGCGATAACGGCGTGATCGAAGGCTTCGACCTGCTCGCGGGTCAGGGTATCCTCGGTGGCCGCGAGGGCACGTTTACGTTCGACCACGGCTGCGATACGGGCCTTGGCCTTCGGACAGTTCGGCGGAAGCAGGTCGAAGATGATCGGCTTGCCGTCATTGCCCTTGTGGATATGACCGACCGGGTCCTTGAGCGGGACCGGGATCGGCTTGTCTTCATGCAGGGCGTCAAAGACGTTGAGGTCGCTCATGTGAACTCCTAGGCCGGGGTGCGCGTCAGGGTCATCAGAGTCTGACCGGCGGCGTCGTAGGGCACGAAGGTCTGCTCGAAGCGGATCGCGCCGCTGTCGCTGGACTCAGTGGTCGGGCCCACCGGCTTCATCGTCGGAACAGCCAAGGTCAGCACATTGCCGGCGGCATCAGTGCAGGCAATGGACAGCGAGTGCGCCGCCTGGGCCTTCATTCGGTCAAGGTGGTCCTTGTTCGCCGCATACCCAGAGACACGAATTTCAGCGGAGCGACCGGCTTGACCGCGTTGGAAGCTGGTCGGGTTTCCAGCACCGATCTCGCGGCCGATATCGCGCGCGTCGGTGTAGCTGACCGTCGTCGACAGCAAGGAAATTCCAGTTGCGTCCAGCTGGATTGAGGCGCTGGAGGCGAGGATCGGACTGTTGGCAACCGCTGCGGTATAGCCACCGCCGGCGTCCAACGTCGCAGCAGCCGGGGTGATCTCAGCGCACATGCCGCTGAGGTTCAGCATCACCGGGTCCGTGCCCTCGGCGCCGACCGTCAGCTCGAAGCCATTGAACAGAACGCCGCGGGC